ATCTGCTAATGAGAATAACTCAAGAGCACGTGTTACCAACACTGAGTTACCGTACTCGTTAAGAGTAATGGTTACTGAGGTTGGTGTTGACATTGCTACTGCATCTGGGTCAGTATCCTCTGTGAGGGCTGTAGTTGCAGCAGATAGGTCAACGTAGCGTTGTAGAACAACTGTTGAACCTGGGATTGCTTGACGTGCTGGACGCTTGTCTGCGACTGAACGAATTAGTGGTTCAGAACGGAGAGCAAACTCTAGAAGACGGTCATACGCCTTCTGTACTAAACCAGCACCACCAGCGGTACCTCCTAATGAAGAAGAACCTGTTGATACATATGAATTAGCCATTTGTCACCTCCAAGTGACTATGAACGGAATTATTGTGAGCGAAGTACATCAAGTAATGCATCCATTGAATCTGCATTATCGATGCGAAGATTTAAATCCTCTGCTCGGTCAGGGGTCATAGCACTTTGAGTAAGTACATCTTGCTGCCTTAAGGCTGCTCTGTCTACTTCACTCACTTTAGGCTCATCCTTGTCAATCTTAATTCCAAATAAATCAGCGTTATCATCGAGCCAGTTATTTACCGACTCCTCGTTAACGTCATCTAAGTCTTTAAGAACAAGTCTTGCAGCCTTTGCGTTGACACCCTTCTTTTCTAGGACTTCTTTAACAACTCGCTCACGCTGCACCTTGGATAATCCCTCAAGTTGCTCAGTAAGTTCCTTGATACGTTTCTCATCTGCACGTTTGGCTTTTCGTAACTTTTTAAGTAAGTCACTTCCATCCATCTGTGTATCTGTGTCTGTATCTAGGTCGTCGTCTTCGTCTTCCCAGTAGTTGTTGCTCATAGCAACCCACCCTTCTATTCGTTGATTAGTCGCAAGCCTCAGTTCAGTTCGGGGAAACTGGCTGGCTCTTGCTATCGGTCTTATACACCACACGAGGGCCGATAGGTCCGTGCAGGATTCTAGTTATATAATTGGTGTTGCTTTTAATGCACCTTTACCAAGACCTGAACGCCCTGTAAACTGTGCCATTTCAAGTTCTGATAGTCTTTGACGCTTACGTTGTGCAGATGCTAGACCTTGAAGTCTTTCTTGCTCTGCCTCTAATCTTCCATATTGCTGCTCAGTTCCACCATAGATAGAACTTAACTTCTCTGCAGTAGGCAGTATCTGTGCTATATCTTTATAGCCAGCCTCAGCCTCTGCTTTAGTAACACCTTGTCCAGCAAGAACACCTGCCCCTAATGTGCCTCTTGTTACGTTAGTGTATCCTACGTTTGTTTGTGCTTCAGTTGCGGCAAGTTCACTGGCTGTAAGTCCTTGACGTATTGCAGCACCGCCAATTTCTGCAGCCTTAACCTTCTGTTGAAGTGCGGGCAATTGATTAACTGGGTCAAGCATACCAGCAACAATATCTGAAAAACCTAAAGATGAAAAGAATTTTTGGAAAGCAGACTTTGTTGCAACATCACCAAGAATTCTATCGTATGCTAATTGAACTCTTTCAGTAACATCCACCACATCAACATCTGTCTCAATAAACTTATCATAATATGCCTGAGTTTTAAATGTAGGTAAGTTATAGGAATCAAACACTTTTTGAAATCCTTGCTCTAATGCAAGGTATTCACCAGGAGAATAAACAGGCTTACCAGCCTTCTGTCTTGCTACGTTAGCAGCAAATCTTTCGTTAAACTTAGCATTATATCTAGGGTCAAACTGTAATAATGTTATTAATTCAGTGCTACTAATCTCAGGATATTCATCTCGAATAGTTTCTAATACTGAAGCAAGTCCTGTAATTCTATATGATTCAAGTATCTTTTGAATTGTATCATAGGCAACATTAGGTATAACTTCTTTTTTACCCGCACTAGCACCAGCATCAGCACCCGCAGCAGCACCTGCAGCAGGACCTACAGCACCACCAGATGTTGCTCTTGCATCTAGTCTTCCACTTATTGCATTCAATTCATCTAATATTTTTTGTGCATCTGCAGCAATTTGTTCGGATGTCTTAGCCGCTGGTATTTTAGAACCACCACGTTTTGAACTAGAATCATCAACAGCCCCTCTTGTTCTAGCACTGGTTGCTGGTGTTCCATAGAGGTTTAAAGTTTGAGTAGGGGCAGGAGTTCTGCTCTCTCTTTGATTTGCCGTGCTTGTTTGGACAGGTGGTTTAGGAGTAGATGGCTTAGCAGCCTCTCTCTTCTCAAACTCCTTGCGTACATTTATGGCCATTGTTTCCCTATCCTATGTTAAATGCTTTTAATAGAGCCTGGAAATCACCCAAAGACCGCTCTTTGTAAGCATCTGTCTTCTTAAACTCTGGACTTCTGTATAATTCTTTTTTGTAATCCTGTATAGATTTAGGTGCAGTTCCAGAACCAATATCATACATATCAGATACTTTAATCTGGTCTGCTGGTATACCAAGAACCTGTGCTCTGGTATTAATCCAAGGGGAAAGAATCTGTCTTGCTGTTTTACCCTGTGCAAAGAAATCTTTAAATGCTGGCATAACTAAACTTGCTTGCATTGTTACGCTATCAATTTCATTTTGATAGGCCTCTTGGCTTCTTAATGTTTGGACTGCTTTATTGTAAACTTGTCTTTCATCAATAGGTATTCCATTGTCATCATAAGCAGCCCTAAGAGTTCTAACTCTTCTGCCTAGTGCACCCTTATCGGCAACTCCTGGAACCATACCAGTTTGTCCAATATTAAATTGCTCATTGGCTTTCTTTTGAATATACTTTAAAAGTATATCTTCTTTTTGTTGAGTGCTAGCACCGCCCTTAGCCTCAAGAGCATTGACTTCTTTAGCGTATGCCTTGGCTATATTTTTATCTGCTGTAGTTTCAAATATGTCTAAGAACTTATCATTAAGTTCTGCCTCTAGGGCAGCAGGAGATGATACCGCTGCACCAGCGCCAGATACTTTTCCAAATAATTTAGCGGAAAATGATGGGTTAGATATAAGGTTTGATATAGTTACATCTGGAGTTGCGTCTCCCAGTTGGTCTTGATAATATATAACTTGTTCAAGAGCCTTAGCGTCTTGGTCTCTCCATACAATTCTATTACCCATAGTTGATACATATGCGCTAGTAGGCTCTTGTCCTCTTGAATATAAACCAGGTATTTGTCCTAGCCTAAGAAGAAGAGCAGCCTTTTGTGGGGCGCTTTTAGTAGCAAAATAATTTTCTGCAGCACCTTTAACTTGATCGGCAGTGGTGTATGTTGGACCTCTATAATCTAAACGATATGGTACGCCAGCAAATCCACTGCTAACTCCAGCCCTTACTGGAGTACCTGGTTCTAAACCTAATAAAGTTTTTCCACCAGTCCCACTTGTCTGAGGTGCGTTTTGATTCTGTGCATCTTGGCTTGGGGCTAGAGCAGTAGTAGTTGCAGGTTTAGAATTATCTCTGTTTGCCATTCCAATACCAAATGCTGCCGCTCCTGCTGCCGCTACCTTACCTTTTTTAGTTTTAGGTGTAACTTTTTTGACAACTGTCCGTGCAATTGGTACAATAGATGACATATTAGGTTAACCTTCCAATTCTTTTTTAAAGAATGAGTAATATATTTTTTGGAAATCAGGATACTTTTGTATAAGTTTAAGGGCTTCTTGTGCTAGCCATTCTCTTTGAGGCTGACTAGACTGATTCTTTAACGAGACTCTACCACTTGCAACAATGGCCTTGTCTCTTAAATGTAAATAATCTCTTAAACCATTTACTGCATCTGAGTCAATAAATCTTTCATCATATGCAGCCTTGGTTAATTGAGCAAGAACCCTTGGCTCTTTACTTGCGTCAAAAATAACCTTACGGTTACGTAATTCGTAGGAATCACCTAGTTGTCTTAGTCCTTGTTCAGTTCTTTTAGAGTCCCAGCCTTCACCTACTGAGCGTGCTAATAATCTATCTTTAGCGGCATAGTAGCGTATATTGGTTGCCTTTTCTAAAATCTCTTCAGATGATAATCTTTCACGTTTTTTGTTGCGTAATTGCCATCTGTATAATTCCTGGGAAAATCCACCATTAGGATAAAAGTATCCATATACATCTGAATACTCGTTCACAACGCTAGGGTCACGTTGAATTAAATCATATGTGTACAGGTTATTAGGTCCACCAGATGTAGCAGATATAATAGCAAATACTTGTTCTGGTCCATATAGGTCCAGAAAATCTGCATATGATTTATTTCTGTTTGAACCATTTGACATTTCGATGACTCTGAAGTCAGAGTATAGTGATGATGCCAGTAAAAGGTTTCCATCTTTATCTTTAGTTAAATCTTTTGGTTGAATAGCAACCGGGGATAAAAATCCGAATACACCCCTCATAATCATAAAGTATTGAGCAAGTTCGTTTGTATCTGCGACCAATTTACTTTGGTCCGCAGGGTCATCAATATTATAATCTCCGCTTGATGCAAGATAGTTCATAACTGGAGAAAAGGATGCTGCATAAGATTCTTCAGAACCCATTATTCCAGCAAATAATCTGCCAATATTACCGCTTGTGACAGAACCTATAGCCTGAGATGTTACACCTAAATCAGCCTGACCAAAAGGATAGACTACTTTATATAAGTCATCTTTCCAGGCAGGTGGTAATTTATCTAAAGGATTTTTACTTAAACTGTCTAATATAGTTAATCCAAGAGAAATTCCAGGACCAAATCCAGGCAGCACAATTCCAGAACCTAAGGCGAAGTTAAATGACTGAGGACTTGCCCCTGTAGCAAATGGTCCTTTTGTACTAAGGTCACCTTTAAATAGATTAGTCATAAAATTCATACCAGTTGACATAAATGGTACAAAGAAATTACGCTGACCACTTTGAGGGTCCGTAAAAAAGAAACCTTGATTTGGGTCGTAATAATCTTTGGCATCTGTAACTTCATAAAGAGCAGATGCTTCAGGTGATTTAAGCCAGTTTAATCCTCTAGAAATTTTATATACTTGGTCTGGATTATCAAAAGATAGTCTTGACCACTTTTGAATTGTGTCTCCCCAGGCATTTCCAAATGGTGCAATTAATCTTAACTGATGCCATAGTAAACGTTTTTTTGAGGCATTATAAAATAATTCTTTAGTATGTTGACTTGCAACCCTTGAAGCATACTCGTGAATTTCATCAATGGTTAATGGGCCGTCACCCTTTGCCTTATTGAGAATGTTCCAGGCGGCGTGCTTATCGCCAATTCTTATTCCATTAGGATTTGTAAGTGGGCGTAAAGATTTTTCCGCAGTTTCTTTTAGTAACTTTAAAGCATTTGCGTCTGCTGATAATGCCATAGTTCTGGCAACATCCCAGTATTTCATGCGCCATTCTGGACCCATAGTGCTTGTCTTTTCAAGACGGATAGTAAAGTCAAAGAAAGAATCTATGTATCTACTAATTGTGCCATTACTAGCACCACGCTCTATAATAGCCTTGGGGTCGGATACTTTAAATCTTATACCCTCCCAATTCCCTTGACCATTAAATGCTTTCTTTAATTGCTCCGCAAATTCTTGATTTGCATCTTTAATTGACTTTCTATTTTTAGAAATTTCTTGAGCATTCTTAACAGAGTTTCTTGCGCTATCTGCAGCCGAAGGAACTTTAAGTGAGTATCCTCCAGTTTCGAATGCTCCGTCAGAAATAAGTTTTCTTATAGCAGCAGATGCTGGTCCACCTTGTCCTGCAACTTCTTCAATACGTGCCCTAAGAGATGCGGCTCTTCCTGATTCGGTAACTCCATCAAATAAATATGTGCGAGCACCTTGGTCAGTTAATAACCAATTTTTAGTCTCTTCATTTCTGGCATTAACAAAACGAGTCCAAGCATCTTTACCTTTACCTCTTAGTAAATAATCAATGGTTGCCTGTTCGTATCCTGGTTGAGTCCGTGCAACTGCTTTGGCAATTGGACTGGCCTGCAATATACGAATTTCGTTAGCAATACCTTCCCAAAATCTAGGCTCATCTTGTTGAACATTTTTATATCCACGCAAAGTAGATACTCTTTGAGTTTCATTAGCAGCACCTAGTGCTTGAGAGTTCATAAATCCTACATATGTATCGGCTTGACCGTGAGCCATTGTCTCATATAATAATTCATCTGCAGAATTGGCTAATTTAAATTGAGTGCCAAATACTGTATGTCTGTATGGGTCAAAGGAGTTCAATAAAGATTTCCATTTAGGCCCACCTTCACGGCCTAACCACATACTAATAGCCATACCTGGATTAGTAAAAAATGATACGTGGCCAGTAGCCATAACACGTATTTGTTCTTCGGCTATGTTGCGTATAACATATGCAGGTCTGACCAATACTACTTTTTTCCAAAAGTTGTTAGTAAAAGTATCAAATGGTCTAACTAATTTATCAGATAAACCACCAGTGGCCTTAGAAAGTTTACCAATTTTTCCTATTTCAGACATAATATCTAAAGCAGAAGGGAAGTAAATCATGGAATTTAAAAACTCTGAGTCTAAATGTGCCCCACTCAAAGTGAATTTTTTTCCACCAATGATTGCAAAATCTATATTAGCGCCACTTGCGTGTAGTTCAGCCCAGTAAGTTGATTGAGCCTTACGCTCATTATCAAATACTCTAGTTAGTTTGAACAATTCTTCTTCATTTATTCCTGCTTTAGCAAATGCTGCTTTATTTGCCTCAAATATTGAGTCAAATAATTTAGTTACTGCTTTAAATCCAGCGGTAGAAGCATCTGTAGAAAACGCTACATCATCTATAATTGAATTAATGACTGCTTCGTCTACTTTTGCGCTACGCCCATAATTAATAATTGTTTCAACTAAAGCATCTTTGTCGGCATAGTGAACAAATGCTCCACTCGTAGGAACGTATGTGGAGTAAGATTTACTTAACCCAGTTAAACCTTTTATAATTGCTGGTTTGCGACGTATACCTTTGGCAGCCCAGCCAACTATTCCCTGTGCTGGTCTAGGTAATTTTCCAGCAACCATTTTATTTAAGAATCTACTTGTTGTATTTCCAGTTTCCAAAACATTTTGGACAACATCACCACTGGCAACATAAGGAGCAATTGCTCTTAAAACTTCTTCTCTATTTGTAGCAGCAGCAAGTACCTTTGCTTGGTCTACGGTAAAGCCAGGTTTATTACCTCTTTTGCTGACATTGTAAATTTGTTTCCAGTCATCCATATTAACAATAGCATCTATAATATGAGAACCATTAGCACCACTTAAAAATTCAGCAACTGGTTCGTAATTAATTTCTTTGCGTATGGCAGTGGTATACTCTGCTTCTATTTTAGTTTGTTGAGCAAGTGCTGCCTTATAATTTTGTATTTTTTCACCAGTTGTTTGCCCAGTAAAAACATTCATTTTAGCCAAAGACTCTTCAACTGCTTTTTGAGCCTCATCTACTTGAGTCTCAAGAACTGTAAGTCTTTGCATTTCTTTGCCAGGAAGCACTCCGGCACTAAGTGCCTTTGCTTGCTCTAATTGTTTTTTTGTTCTAGCAAGTTTAGCATAGGCAGAAACAGGGTCTGTTGCTACCATTATACCTAATTCGCCAAGCGCATTAAAAAATCTTGCTGCTCCACTCTCAAGGTTTCCACCAGTAATTACAAAAGATACAGGGTCAATTGGAGAATATGGACGGTACAAAAGATTACCTTCAGCGTCTTTTGCTTGTTCTCCATTTTGATAAACTGGAATTTTGGCATATTTCATTTTTTCCTGGCGTGCTTTAAATCCAGCACCAATTTCTTCGCTTGGAAAAAATCCTTGACCTACGTCAATTCTGCCTTCTTGAACTTGCTGTTTGGCGGCTTGAAATGCTGTAGTTTGCTTAAGTGGAACTATTGGATTAAGTGCCACATTAAGCATTTCTTTATTAGAAAGTAATCCTAAACTTTCCCTAGTATCATTTGGGTCTGTTGGATTTCCAGCCAGGTCAAGTTTACCTTGAAATGTAAGTTGAAACTCTTTGGCAACCATTCCAATATTGTTGCCTATACCAGCAAACCAAGATTCAATAGGAGTAAATAACGCTGTACCAGCAGTGCGTAGTGCGCCTTTAAAATTAGTATAGGCTTTACCTCTAATTGTTTTCTGAAACTTTTCGTTGCTAATTCTTTGCGCTTCTTTAAATTCATCCTGCGCTCTTCTGGCTGCAGTTTGTTTATCAATTTCAATAAATGTATCTACTAGTTTACTTGGACCAATGCTACCATTTTTATACAAACCAGCAATAGCACCGGCAGACACATCTGGATTTTTTGATATTGCCTGACGTGCTGCTTCTCCTTGAGGCCCAGTTATTAATTGAGCAGATTGGACAATTTCATTATAGTCAAATTGTTGTTGAGAAATTTCTCTCTCTTTAATGCCTTCAACATAGTAGTTGCCGTTAGCATCTTTTTTAATATTAGGAAATCCCACTAGATTCTACCTTCAGCGCTCAAATACTCCAACATACGTCGAACATCTTCATTACTTGGGTCTTGAAGATACAGTGCTTGAACTAACTGAGCAGATGAATCTGGTTGTTGCTGTGGCACCATTGCTGGTAAAGATAAAACCTCAGAGCCTGCACCAGGGCCAGCATCTACGCCGTATGTGCCTGGTCTATCTGGATATTGTGTAGGCGCATCTAATCCTATAACTTGTGGCAATTGAGGAGCAGTAGCCATTGGTGCTGCTGCGGCAACTGGATTACCAGCCATAGGAGCAGCAGTCTGTTGTGCCATCTGTGCTTGACCTTGTCCATAGGCTAAGCCTGACATATAACGTGCAGGTTGTGTTCCTGATTGACCAGCACCACCTGTTGCTGATATATTAGCAGGATTGTTCTGTGGTGCAGTTGGGCGCATTCCGCCACGATTCTCAGCCATAGTTCCTCCTACTTAGTAAATTGTGTTTTAACAGTTGCGGTTCCACCGCACCATACATTATATTGAATTGCTATGTTAATTGCTTTCTTCGCTGCGCCAGATGCTTTAGCGTGGGTTTTAGTTTCAGACTCCATCGCTGCTAATGCACCAAGTGCCAAGGTCCCACCAGAACCTATTGCGTACAAACCTCTATCATCTCGCATATATCCATAGTCATCACTAACTTGATATAGTCTACCGTTGAAACAAACTAATGCATCCCAACCTGAATCATCATCATTCTTTGTCTTAGGTGTTGGGTCGTATCCACCATCTATTATAGTTTGTTTCATAGATGGCAATACTCTAATCATCATAAATCTATCAGGGTCTTGAGTCTTAATTACCTTTGGTGGTTGCCATAGGTTATTAAGAATATCTCCAACAATTGCATCGCCTGCAACTGCAATTAGATACTCACCAATTTTAACTACCTTGTCGTAGCCTTTGGCTACATATGGCCTGTCTTGATATGAGGTTACAGTATCTGCACCTAATACAGCCCAGCCTTTACCTTGTATTCCAACAATTGCAGTCATAGTCCCCTACTTACTTATCGTCGTCGAATAGTTCTTACGCTTGCGTTTGCTTCTCCACCTGATGTTAGGCTTGATAAAAGACTTTGAATATCTGGTGCTTGTTCTTGTGGTGGTAGTTCTGCTGCACCCTGCTCTGGTGTAGGACCTCCTACTGGAGCAGCAGCGGGAGCAGGGGACGTTTGCTCAACCTGAGAAGGTGCGCCAGCAGGAGGAACTTGTTGCGCTTCAGGCGCAAATATCTCTTCAATTGCATCCTCTATTGCTTGTCCCTTTTGTCTTGATTTAATAACCTCAGCAATTTTTCTAACAATGTCAGAAGGATTCTGTCCGCTAGCAGCCATCTGCGGAATGGCTTGGGTGTATGCCTGAAGTGAACCGATAAGAGCATTACGCATATCTTCAATCTCAATCTTCTCTTGCTCTTGCGTAACATTAACATTAAATGGTAACTCCCTCATAGCCATATCCTTGGAAATTAATTTTCCACCAAGTGCCTGTAGCATAAAAATAAGTCCTTGTGCTGGGTTAAGACCAGCAAGCATACCGTAACGAACATCGGCTGAATAATCTTTTTTAATATCTTTGCTTGGTTTATACTCTAGTGCGTAAGGTGAGCCAGCATCTACGCCACGAATTGTTTTAAGTTCATCAAAGAACATTTCATCAACTTCAAAGCATAGGCTGATAACATCACGAAGTGCTGTAGCAAAGATTGCCTGTGCTGATTTAACCTGTGTGTCAAAGGCTCCCATAAGAGCCTGTACACCTTGACCTGTAACAATAGATGCATCAATGTTACCAGTACGTCCCTCTGGATAACGAGCACCAACTCTAAGTTCTTGATTTAGTAATTGTTGTTCTGTAAATGCACCTTGTGGTAATGTTAATTCAACACGACGAACACCTGCTGGATTAGCAGTACGGATAACCGCATCG